GGGGTGGGGCGGGGGGGTGAGTGGGGTGAAAAATGGTCCAAAACACAAAACCCCCCCCGAAGGGGGGGGTCGTATAGACCAGTTTTCGTTTTTGACCCCTTTTTCACCCCACTCACCCCACTTTCACCCCCCTCACTCCTCCTCCTCTGCCTTTCGTTTCAAATAGTAATATTCTGTTCCACGAATCTTTTTACAGTCAATCTCATTAACTTTCATCTGGTCATGAAACTTCTTCGGTGTAATACGTGTTTCCATATCCGCCATGAAGAGTCGCACGGCCTCGGCTTTTGAGATACGTTCTTCCACCGAAGGAATCTCAGCACACTTCTCCATCTTGTCCTCTATCCAGCATAGTACCTTGTCTGCATCATTCAAGAAGGAACTCGTGGACTTCTTTACGGACTCAGGGCGATGAAACTCCGTGAACTCCTTGGCGATATCCCATAGAAGAAGCATGAACTCATTAACCACTGCGTACTCTCTTGTTTTCTGCTTGAGATTGTAATCTATCTTCTTCTCGTTCTTGCGTGTGGGTTCGTCCACGAACTTGTTAGGATAATCAATCTTGTCAAAACGACGACGTAGACCACCATCAATCTTCGTGAAGTCTGGAATCGTATTACACTGCAGAATAGAAGTGAACGTTGGCGTAAACGGACTTTTCGCCGATGCGTAGAGGTCGCGTGCGTTAATATCATCGCCACCCGTGAGTGCCTTGATAAGGTCGGTACCCAGTTTCATTCCGCGACCATCGCTATTCTCCGATGACGGTTCGCTGGTCATGAAGATACGAATCCCGCGGGCATTCGCCAGCGTGGAATTGGGGGCATCGGCCTTGTACGTCGTCGTAAGAAACTCGTTGGGAGCCTGATAATAGTATTCTCCCAGTGCCTCCTTAATCATTCCAAATAGCACACCCTTACCGTTTCCACCACTGCCTGTATGACAATACAACTTTTCAAAGTTGTTGCGGAAGAGAGCCATCGCAATCGTTTCTAGCCAATAGTGAACAACCTCATCAGAATCAAAGATGTTCTTGAGTTCCGCCATAATCCATGCCCGCGTTTGTTCGCATCGCTGTTGCGTTAGTGGCTTTTTCGTTGTTTTCATGATGTTGTCTTCGCGTAGAATCTTGCGAATCGTTTTCGTACCATAGTCAAAGAGGAATCCATTGGAAAACGCAAGGAGATTCATGTTCGTGTCAATGAGTCCATAGAGTTCATCGTCCGTGTACAACGAACGGATAAAGTCAATGACCCCATTAATCCACTGGCTTGAACCAAACGTCTTATGGGCATTACCCGCCAGTGTCAGGCATGCGGTGTACGTGTCCGAACCCTTGTCCAATGACTTTACCAGACGGAAGGCCTCTTCCTGCAGACAATCGCTAACTTGACTCTTCAGAGCATCAGGGTGCGTCTTCGCAAGGCGTACCAGCGTATTTTGGTCCGTATAGCGAAACCAGATGCCCTCGCTGTATACGTAATCTTGTTTGACCAGTCCAATAAAGCACTTCGCCATCTCATTCTGATTGATACACTTCAGGCTTCCCCACGTCATCGTGAATCCAAACAGCTCTTTGAACTTCTCTGGATTATCCTCACGTGCCCAGTTAAACAGACTCTTCTTGGTGAGTCCGTTTGTTCGTGGAACAACAGAACGATACGCCTTTTCGCATTCACTTTCTTTGTACTTATACGATAAGGAGCTGAACTGCTTGAAGAGTTCCAGACCATCAGGTAGGTCATAGAAGAGCCCTTTAAGAACAAACGCTACCTTTATCCACGAATCGTATGCGGTCGCACGTTCCTCAGAAAGAAGGCTAACCAGCTGTTCCACTTCGGTAATCTTCTTTGTGCAGACCTCAAATGCCTCTCGCTGAATGGGGGCAATATCGGATAAGGTTTCGTCTGGAACAATAACCTCATTCAGTGGCGTGGAAACGCTCTTGATGTCGTTCCAGATGTCTTGATGAAAGGTGATAGAATGAATGGTCGCACCTGGTTTGATTCCACGATAAGTATACGTCTTGCCCTGATACTCATAGGACGAACCCTCTACGATGATATAATCTGTGATGATGTCAATGGCTCCCTCCATTCCAGGACGAAACCACGATTTCCACTGCTTCACGTCTACCACACGCTTGAGTTTCTCCTTGGATTGGAAATAGAAGTGAAGGCCCTTTGACCCCGTTTCCACCACGTACGACGAAGCCTCAAACAAACGGTTGTACGCCTCCTCCGTGAGTGCCTCTTGTGCAGTGGAATCACCCTTGATATCAATATCCAGAACAACGATATTCGCCTTTGATATAAGAAGGTAATACGCGTTCGCTGGATTGTCATAGTACATAATGTTCTTTTCGTTGAAGTGGTCATCGTCTTTCCAGCCCTTGTTCGCAATCGCATCGCCCTTACAGACACGCTGTTTGATTTCGTTGTAATAAGGGTTCATCTTGATAGCGGATATTGGAATATCATACGACGTAGCATACTTAATAATCTCTTCCATGTCTTCTACTAAAGATATGGAAATAATCTTTAAGTCTTTAACCGCACAGAAAAAATAACCAGCCCTCAATTTTTACGGTTTTAGAACTTCGGGGTGTCTGCCGGATACTTCCTGGGGCGACCTCGCCCTCGCTTTGGTTTATCTTCGGCCGGAGGGGGCGGGAGAGCCTGCAGAATCTCCTCTCGCTTCTTGTCGCGAATTGGCTTGTAGTAGCGTTGATACTTGTTAATTTGACGGGCCTTCTCCTTCTTGACCCAGTGAAGGGCACTCATAATATCGGCAATTGTGGTACCATCGTCCAGTATCTGGACCTGTGAGTTTTCAGAGTCTTCTATGTGCAGGGTCATTCTAATCATACTTGTCAGTATTTATTTAGGCTCGGTACACATTCAATTTTTTACTTTTTGAGAAGTTGCTGGACCAGTGCCGTAAGGTCCGCGACTTGTTTCTTGAGGTCCGCGGATTCTTGTACCTTCTTATCCTCTTCGGCCTTCTTATCCGCCTCCACCATCTCGGCAACCGACTTGAACCCACGCTGTTCTGCTTCTATCAGCTTCTTCGGACGGCGGAACTTTCCCTCTGCGTTCCGTTGCGACTTATCGCAATAGATATGCTCTTCTCCCTTACAATCTTTATCAATGATATGAATGACCGTTTTGATTTTATGGCGATGTTCGTCGCAGTCTAAATCCTTCTGTTCGTCAATGAACTTCTTGAAAGGATAATCCTTTGGGTCAATCTGGAACGAGCCTACAAATGTCATCTTTATTATGGTACAAGAATTGTTTTTAGATTAAAAATCACTTGACGGTAAAACCTCTACATTAATCCATAGCTGGTCGTTCGTATCGGTATTACAGTTTCCATTGTTATAGACATAAATATCAAACCACCCCGTTTGATAAGAAAGGTCGGCACCACCACCTAACACAATATCAATTGGAAAGGTAGTATGATTTGAACCAACATTTGTAAAGGCCTCTAACGACCAGTAAGTGAATGTACCATAACTTTGAGAATAAGTACGAAGAACTGGATAGGCTCTTGTAGCACCGCTAACATAATAGGATAATTTACCTGATATTCTTACTGATGTATAGCCATTATACCTATAAAATGCGTAGGTTGTATTGACTCCTCCGCCCCACCCGATACTGTTATTCTGGTACTGCCTTTTTTGAATGGCTTGACTACGATATAATCTACTACCATTCATAACGACAGGCCAGGCATAGGTAATATCTTGTTGTGGTAATCCTGAATTAAAGACAATCGTGCTTCCATAAAACTGATGAGTATTTGGCGTTCCACGACTATTTGGATAGTATCCATAATACATATCATTACTATTACCAGCGTCTAAGTGAAGGTTTCCATTGGTTGAAATCACCTGAGCGGTTGCCCCTCCTGAGCGGTCTGTTCCTGCCCCAACGATAAGATACGCACCCCATGAAGCATTTGGCCCATAGACAGTCATAGAATCATTAGCATTTAGTCCATTATATACACGCTGATTACCATTAATATCTACTGTATAGCTTGGGTCCCTTCCAAATCCAGTAAGACCGCTATTTTTTATTATCATACGAAGTCCGCCTCCTGTATAAACATTCAAATCGCAATTGTTTTCAGCAACAAGATTAAGTTCTGATGCTGTTGCGTTTCCAATGTAGCCTCGTCTAAGACTACCATAGTAAAACTCCATGTATGGCGAATTAGCCGCACCACCTTCTTGTATTGAAGCCCAATTGTTTGCATTTGCTGATGAGTTTTTACGAAATGTTCCACTTGCCATCGTAATATTACCAGCCGTATCAAGAGTTCCAGCTATCGCAGTATTAGCGATACCCCAGCCCATATCTCGTCCTATCGTAAAGGTATTAGCATTATAACGCATCATAGAGGCAACTCGTATTCCAGCATCATGTACTGCAATCTCGGTATTATCTAAACATTCCATTAATAAACCCGCTGTATTGCTCGTCCATAAAGCAGTACTGCCACCATAGTTTTTTGTAGGGTCGCCAATGGTTAATGAGCCTGTTTGCATATAATTATTGAGGTTCGCATAGTTTGTACCACCGCAAATATTGCCTGTTCCAATGACCTGAAAGGTTGCTACTGGATTTGTTATACCAATGCCAACTTTACCATTTGCCACCAGCTTTGGTACAGTTGCTGTATAAGAACTCATTATAAAAGTGTTCCATGAGAATACAGGAGCAGATACACCAGTAGGTGGTGTTTTGAAGTAGATTGTAATAAACAACGTTGCTGAGGGTGGCGTAAAAGACATAGTAATCGTTCCAGAAGGATTCACTGCACTGGTATAGACAACCGTTGTTCCTGATGTGAGAGTAAAATAAGGATAGGGTGCTACTGCAAAAAGTGGAAAAGAAAGATTGGTAAATACTGCAACACAAGGATTATTAACATACACAGAAGATAATGCAGGAAGATTGAGAATGCCCTGAACGGAAGCAGAGGAGTTCGCCGTGTAAGTAGGAGCAGAATAAGTAATAGACGCAATACCAGTACTGGCTGTAAAAGAAGCTCCCGTGTATCCTACATCAGTTGATACGACTGAGAATTGATTATTGAATGCACTTAGCGTATTGTTAAAAGCATTGGTTCCCGTCCAGGTATTGTTAAGTGGTAAAAGATTAGCTGCTGAAATCGCACCATCTACATAGCTCTTGTTCGCACCATCTAATGCGGTGGTGGGAGTGATGAGGTTCTTCACGACCGACCCCATGCCTGTCATGGAAAACGCATTCCAATAGAGCGTATCAATTCCTCCTGGTTTTTGACTATAATATACAAGAAGCAGATACGTAGAACCCACAGGAAAGGTAATCGTATTGGTAAAGACAGTAAATCCAGTGGTATTGGGTGGAATAGAGAATCCAGCGATTTGACCGGTGCTCCCTGTTATATTAGGGGTAGTGGAACCATATAGAGAAAGATTCGTATTATTATTAACATCTACTGATTTGAGAGAAAGAGATACGCTATATTTTTCACCAGCTGTTAGTGTTCCAAGAACGAGAGAGGCATATACATTTGTACTGGTAGCTTGATATACACCACCCGCATTGGTAATGGCTCCAAAGTCATTTCCAACGGTAATGGTTGCAGGCGTGTACCCAGCCAACACGTTGTTGAGTTCCGTTCGTACCAGGTTAGAAAGACTGGCGTTTGCAGTATTCGCAACGGTTAATGTATTGCTAACCGTGGTTGTATTGGTGGTCAATGTCGTATTGGTGATGACGCTGTTATTAAACGTATTGGTACCAGTAAAGGTATTGTTGAGTGGAAGAATACTAACACCAGCGATGGCAGTATCTACATAGGTTTTGTTCGTAAGGTCCGAACCCGCAACAGGAACACGTGTTGTGGTAATATTCTGACTTCCAAGGTTAACTGTGGTTGTTGCACCACTGTAAGGGACCAAGTCCGAAACATCTACCGACGCACTCACTAGATATTGGTTCGCGTCAAAGCGGGCAATCTTGTTTGGTGTCGCGGAAGTGATGTTAAGTGTGGTTGCAGTCGCATTACCAAGGTTGCTATTAGAGGCTGTAATATCCGTTAAACCGGAGATGGTGAATGGAATAAACGTGTTTCCTGTTCCGTCCAGCGACATATCTATCTACTACGGATACAAGAATCTTTATTTCTAAGCACAGGGTATAATGATTCCAGCGGGTTATCGCATGTACGATACACGGACGATGGGGCAAAAGATAGACGATGAGATGCGTCAGATGTATGAGAACCAGCACAATCCCCCACACTGGGCCAAGGCTAGGGGCGGTATGGCAAAGATGAAGAAGAAAGGCGGTACGATTCTGGAAGAGGTAGAGGACGAATCCTGGTCGGCCTGGTTCCAGCAACTCTGGTCGGCCCTGACCTCCGATGAGCATCTCCCCAAACGCTTCCGACGTTTTGTCAAGAAGTACGGTCGTGAACCCATTACGGATATCAAGATGGTCCGTGCTCCTGTCGGTACGCCTGGTGTCGTTGCCGTACAACTCATTACTGCAGGCAAGTGGAACGAACTCAAGCAGAAGGCGGGGTTTGATGAAGTGTTCCATACGGGTTTACTTATCAATAACAAGTACGTCATTGAGAAGCTGGAAAAGCTGGAAGCACGCGAAGAGCCAGGGTACGCGACGCAGGGCGGTAAGGCCGAAACCTATGACCTGGATATGGGCGACCAGAAGGGTAAGATTAACATTGCGGAGTTGCTAGAGAAGGGTCGCAAGAAGATGGGTAAGGCGTTCTATACCTATGACTTCTTGAACAGCAACTGTCAGACGTTTGTTATGGAATTAGCACAGGCCAGCGGGTTTCTTGATGCAGAGGGTCGTGCCTGGATTAAGCAGGACCTTAAGACGCTCATTGAGGAAATGCCTAATGTAAGTAAGTGGCTAGGGGTCAAGCTCACGGACATTGCCCGTGATACAACGAATCTAGTGGAAGAAGCCGTTGCGAAGAGAGGAGGCATGATTGGCCAGCAACGCCGTGTCAGAGGCCGTGGCGGATTTTAATCGCCTATATTATAAAGATGGAAGTTCATTCCAGTGAATTAACGAAAGCCCTTGCACCGTTTGACAACCAAAAGTGTACGGACACAAGTATACCCTTACCGATGAAACCCTGCAACTACGCGTTGATAGCTCGGAAGGGTGGTGGTAAAACGACCCTGCTACTAAATCTCATTATGAAGAAGGAGAGTCCCTGGTACAAACATTTTGACCTTATCTTTGTCATTAGTCCGACTGCACCCAATGACGATAAGATGCGTCCCCTCATTGAGGACATCGGCGACCAGTACTACGACACCCTCAACAACGAAGTCCTAGAGGACATCATTGCGAAAACGGAAGCGTATACGGAGCGACACAAGAAGAAAAATAAGAGGGGTAAACCGAACTACTGTATCATCTACGACGACTGTATTCACATGATTAAATCCAAGCAGGCGAATCTCATTACGAAACTTGCAACACAAAATCGGCATATGCTACTGACTAATATCTATCTCCTGCAAAAATGGAACACATACTTGCCTACCTTAATCCGTTCCAACTTGGATTGTATCTCCTTCTTTCACACCGAAAACAAGGCCGAACTGGATTCGTTCGTAAAGGAGATAGGGACGAACGAAGAGAAACTCATGAGGCTCTATGAGTTCGCCACCGCGGAAGCGTATAGCTTCCTACACATCAATATGTATGCACAGCCTATCCGGTACTTCCGACGCTTTGACCCGATTGAGTATCGCTGTAAAGAATAATCTTCTATACTGATATAATGAGTCGCTCCAGCAGTCCTGAGATGATGAAGCGTGGGGGCAAGAAGCGTAAGAGCAAGAAGCCCGCGAAGCCAACGATGAAACAGTCGGTCAATGTCAAAGTCCATGTAGGCGATACGGTCCAGCTCATGAAGGGTCGTGCCCCTCAGCAACAGGTGGGCGATTTCCGTTTGCTCCAGGGTGTAGGTGCCCGCTATGCGTCGGAACCCCTGGTTCTCAAACAAAGCTCCTATGGTATCTACCCTGCGTCGGTTGCCCCCATGTATGACAGCGTGGTCAAGGTGGGTGGTGGCTCCGAATACAATGCGAACAAGAAAGACGACCTTCTTGTTCCAACGAACCCATCGGGCATTACACCCAAGACGGCACCCAGCAAGCGAATGACACCAGGCAAGGATATGTTTGCGAACCGTCGCGTGAATTATTCGTTTGTCCAGGAAACGCCGTTTCAAGGAGAGGACCCTGCAGCCCAACAGGTCCCTGTGTTCCAGCAGTCTATGCGGGCGGTACCTGATGTTCAAAAGGCAGTTCCATCGTTGCGTAGTATTCTAATGCCGGCTTCGGCGGATATATTCCAGGCTCGCCCTTCGGCCCCTGCAGAAGAGATGTTTGATGAGAAGGAAGAGGAACCCATTGGTCGTCGTGTAAGTGGTGCGGGCCCGGGACGCAGACCAGAGAAAGAGATGCTAACGTATTCCGCGTCGGGTGAACAGCAAACCATTCCCGTGTCGCAACGTAAGATGGCTCGTGGTGGTAGCGTGTTTTAAATGTGAAGCATAATGTACATAAGATGAAGATAAAGAATGATGGCCCCAATGATTTCGCCGAAGTCCATATGTGCGGAGAGTATATGTTATATATTCTCTGCCCCTATAAATAATGGAATCAGAAGAACACAAGGAAGAGAAGCCCAAGGAGAAACCTAAGGAGAAACCAAAGCGTACTCGGAAATCTAAATCGGCAAAGGCTCCGGGCTCTAGGGTGATGACGATTGAGCGGGGCAACTTTGTCTTGGTGTTTGACTAAAGCCAGATGATAGCACTAAAGACGATAGGAGGTAGAGTGATTTGTAAGGCCGTAAGTATTTCGGTAAGCATCACGCCCTTGATGTAGTCTACCAAAGAGTTCCATATCCACCTCCCTATGCTCGTAAACACGGAACCAGCCACCCGAAAAAAGTGCGGGCTAATGATGGCGACTGCAGTTTCTCATTTAATAACTGCCTGTCAAAATCCTCTTTGCTAACCGCACGGAGAGGGAACTTAGTTGTTGCGATAGCAGATAGCTGGTCAATGAACTTCTCTCCCTTGTGATACCACGGGACATAGCATACCACGCTATACTCCAAGTGATTGACCGCACCAAGGGCATAACGTGCATTCTTCTCTCTCATATCTAAGAACAAATAATCGTGCGGAGGCAACTTCTCAAGTTCAATGTTCATGAAACGGTCGTCCCACTTCAGGTAGCGACCGTGGAACTTGAATAGAGCAAGCTCCTCGGAGGATACATCTTTAGAGTGTACGATAAGAATCTTGCTCTTCGGAACTTCCTCTTTCTCTTCCTTCACTTCTTGCGGAGCTTGGACAGCTGCAATGACTGCAGGTAGCGGTGCGTAGGGGCGACCGATATCCATGGGTTATAATGAGAGAGAAGAAAAAAACCACATGATGCCGTGCGATTAAACCCAAACTTTGTTTCTTTTATTTATAAACCACCAACTTATATGTAAAAGTGCCTGATTTATATAAGAATCTAAATATATAACCGGTTTTAAGTATTGTTTACTGTATAAATTGGGTACTTTTACATCTATTTCGCAGTTTATAACGTAAACTATCAAACTTTTGGTTTGCGTCAAATGCCCCATATACCCCCCTTTGTCAGAATAAATCACCCATTCTCTATTACGGAGGGTTTTCGGCTTCTCCCGTAATTCACGGCACATTCGCGAAGCACGTTAACTGAAACTTTTACCACTCGGGCTCCGCCTCCGAAGCGTCAATCTTGTGGCCATCATACCGCCCCATATAATCTCCTTTTACGCCATCTTCATCTAACCAAACATGATTGTTGTATTTAAAATACTTTACGCCCCTGAATGTCCATGGTACGACCTTTGGTTCAGGCCGTGCTTGGGGTTTTGGCTCATCAAATACGCCAATATCCTCTATCATAACCGGACGCTGTCTATCCGCGATGAGCTTCTTAAAGTAATCAATGTTCGCAAATAGATTCTTCTTGAATTGCCCTACACGCGATGGTACTGTTTTTATTCCATACATCGTTCTATCCACAAAGTCCTCTGCAGACTTCTTCATTCTCTGAAGTTTCTCAAACTCAGGTTTTCTTCGGTCTTCTATACGTTTCGCTACCCATACCCCCATTGCTTCATATTCCGGAGTACCATATCGTGGAAGTTCATATTGAGAATTGTTGACCTCCTTTCTATAGTCAGCATAGGCAACATCTTTCTCACGCTGAGTCATTCTATAACCGTTATATAAAATAGATGAACGAACAAGAATACTTCGTCGCCACCTTCTCCCACCTACCTAACTTCTGCAGACGATACGTCCAATGGTGTCATAGTACACACCTATGTTATTATTACGCGTGCCTCCTCATGATTGAGAAGAAGATATGTCATGCGTGTCAAACGCCGTTAATAAACCTAACAAGAGAGTAGATGGTAGAACTCACTTTATATCACGGCGATTGTCTGCAGGTCATGAAAGAACTTCCGGCACAGAGCGTTGACCTCATTATCTGCGACTTGCCGTATGGGTGCTTGGCCACTAGATTCCGTGGAAAAGAACCCATACCTCGTTTTGTAGATGGACAACAACAATCGTCAAATATTACAACGCAAGGTTGTCAGTGGGACGTGAAGATTGATTTAGAAGAGTTCTGGAAGCAAGTCAAACGTATTCGTAAGAACGATAACACGCCATGTATCCATTTCTGTACCACCAAGTTTGGTGCAGACCTTATCGTCAGCAACCCCAAGGAGTTTCGTTATGACCTCGTATGGAATAAGGAACACGGAGTATCCTTCTTATCCGCGAATAAGATGCCGATGCGTTCCCATGAAATGATTTATGTCTTTAGTAAAGCGGGAGCGTTTTACAATCGCATTGATGAAGACGCTCCAGGTAAGAAAATGTGGAACGATGCTAAACGACAGAAAAAAACATATTCCACAAATTGTTATGGTAGTGGTGAACGTGTTGCCTCTATTGGGGGTGATGGTGTACGGTGTTCTTTGTCCATTATTAATATTAGTAAAAACAACAGTAGTGGTTCGCACCCCACCCAGAAACCCAACGACCTTTACAAATGGCTCATTGAACGTTATTGCCCTGCCGGCGGAATGGTTCTGGACCCCACCTTTGGCTCGGGCAATTCAGTCTTTACCGCCTACTCCATAGGACGCAACGCCATCGGCATTGAGAAGGACGATACATTCTTCCAGAAGGCCGAAGAGCGGTTGAACGCCCTTTAAAACTCCAACACGAAGTTTCCATACTCTATCCGTGTAGGTGGAACGTACTCGGGGACAACGAACCATTCGTGGTCCTTAGGAGGACGCTCCTTGTACGGCTTCTTCTCCTTTGGAACTTTCGGAGGTTTCGGAGCTTTTGGGGCTTTAGGTTCTTTCGGCGGTTTCACTTTCTTTGGCTTCGGCTCGGGACGCTTCATGAGCCAGTACAGCCGGTTGTACGACCTCATGTATTCCAAGTAGCGTTCTCTGTTTCTATTGTGGTACTCCATCTGGCGGGCAATACATTTCTCCCTGTTTCGTTCGTAATACGACATGGAAACTATGTGTCGGGGCTGTTTTAGGTACAGTTTTATAAACTGCGATTAAATCCGCGTTTATTCTCTCCGGTAGGTAGTAGAATGGATAAAGTCTTGCTTGCGAACCGCCCCAATCTGTCTGCAGGCTCCCTACGCACCTACACCAGCATTCTTAAGAATCTGGCCAAGCAACTCGGAATGGCCCTTGAAACACCCGATGATGTCATTGAGCATCACAAGAAGATTATTGAGCATCTTGCGAACGTCGCTGGTAATGTCCGTAAGACCCGTCTGTCCGCTCTTATCGTATTCATTGAGAAAGCCAAGCAGTCGGAGAAGGTAGTGGAAGCCTTCCGTAAACAGATGCTGGACGACTGCAAAGATTACGACCAGCAAATCAGCAAGCAGGAAATGACAGAACGACAGAAAGAGGGATATATTCCACTCTCCGAAGTGATGGGGAAGTTCCATGCCCTTGAGAAAGAGGTTGCTCCTATTATGAAGAAGGATACTTTGGATAAGAAGGAGTTTGCCCGCGTACAACTCTATGTTCTTCTTTCGTGCCTGCTGTTGATTGAACCCCGTCGTTCGCTGGACTACACCCAGTTCAAGCTCAAGGGTGCGGACGAAACCAAGGACAACTACATGAAGACCGAAAAGCGTAAACCGTACTTCGTGTTCAATCAGTACAAGACCTCCAAGAAGTATGGTATGCAGAAGTTAGAGATTCCCGCCAAGCTCCATAAGATTATCAAACGCTGGGCGGTGCTGAACCCCCACGAATGGCTCTTGATGAATACCCAGCAGTCCAATAAGATTTCCCAGACGCAGTTGACTCATCTTCTTTACGGATTCTTTGAGAAGCCCATTAGCACCAGCATGTTAAGACACATTTTTCTTACGGATAAGTACAAGGACGTTCCTGCCCTTGCGGAGATGGAAAAGACTGCAGAGAATATGGGACACGAACTCTCTATGGCTCTGAAGTACGTGAAGAAGGTACCGAAGGAGTAAGCGGAGCGGAGGGAGCGGAGGGAGCGGAGGCAAAAACCCAAACTTTTGTATATAATCTTTTCTATATGCAGACTTTACCTTTTTTGCCTCCGCTCCCTCCGCTCACCA